GGTCTGGTAGGTTCGCCGCCCCTTGCAGTTTGTACAACGCTGTGTGGGCAGCTTCTTTACTGTCGTACTCTTTACCTTCACCTACATCAAGATCAATGAAGAACGATCTGACAAACAAACAGTCATCTGCTTTACGGCTGTACCCTTCAAACGTCCCCAGTGCTACAAATACATCTGCCTTTTTGTCTTTAAGCTTTTCAATTTCATTCAATACGCCGTCGAGTGTCTCTGCAAATCGGTTTGCCATTCTTCCGTTGGTTAAACCACTGACACAGTAGACACCCTGACTTGGCAATGCTTTCTCGTAGAATTGTTTTAACATGTCTCGCCAGAGTTAAAAAGAGCGAGGCTATGCTCGCTCTGGTTGATGATGTCGGAGTTACCTCCGTTTAGTTCTTGTCGAATGACCTCCCGACCATGTCTTCAAGATAAGCTTTTGCTTGTGCGTTACTTGTTGCTGGAAGAATACCCTTTGCAATATCGCTTTCAATTAAGTCTGTAATTGCTTCGAGCTTCAACATATTCTTGTGTCGAATATGACCGCCACGGAACCAACTGTAGACCGTCATCCGAGTCACCTCCAACGCATATGCTACATACTTTGCGGGTAGGTTTCCCTTTACGCAGGCATTAGCTAGGGCAATCCCTACCCTGTTTGGATTTGATTTCTCCAACTCTTCAAGGAACGGTTTACTGTATGTCCGTGGCATCCTTACTCCTTACTTCTTAGACCATTTTTTAACAACGTCTGAAATATTCTTATCATCAGCGGCGGGTTTGGTTGAGGCTACCTTTGTGGGTTCAGCAACTTCCTCAGGTTGTGCAACTTCTTGCTCACCAGCAACATCTACCTGATAGACGTTCATCTTGACGGCGGCTTCAGCAGCGGGGCTTTTTGCCTGACGTGCAATAGTCTGCAAGTCTTCGTCTTCCACCTTACCAGCGGGGCTGAACAAAACTTTTGGTGTAGGAGATTTTGTATCGAAGGCCATCTTAGTAATCACCCGGCCAGCGCTTACGTTGTGTGACGCAAGGTGTTGGATGTAAGGACGGAATGGGAATCGACCATTGTCTTCTTTACCAAAGGCAGACGTAGCTGGCAGAACTAACTGCATCACGTCACCAGCGGGATCGTTAGGTAACACCACGGCAGTGCGCCATGACAAACGGCAGGCTGTGCCAGAACCACCTTGACCAGAACCTTTAACGGCTTTGTCGCAGTCAGCGCACTTGCTTGCCACAGGAGTCTTGACATCAGCGTCAGGAGTCTCTGAATCTGTTGACCAGCAGTTAGGGCTAATCTTTTGGCCTTCTTGATACACGCCCTCATAGAACATGCGAGATGCTTTGTGTGCCATCTTGACAAAGATGACGTTCATGTGGCGGTCTTCGATCGCACCGATTTCCTTACCACCAGAATATTTGCGGAACACACCGCCTTTGATAGAGATACGTTTGTTAGAACGTGCACCGCCTGCTACGGCAAGCGTGTCTTCATCCAAGCCCTCAACGGGAACCATTGCACCACTGAACATTGTTGCGAGATCTGTACTCATTTGAATTTCCTTGTTTACTAAACTGACTGATTAATTTGAAGGTTTACGCACGGTGATCGTGAATTCCCTCATTACATTCACTCCGGGCGGCAAGCCATCGGCTGTGCGTTCCTTAATGAATTCTTTGAAGTTGCCCTGATGGATACGTGCTTCCAGCAAGTCAACCGCCTCGTTCTCCAACACAAACTTTCTGAAGCTTTCGCCATCAGCTACGGTAAAGCGTTCGTTCAACTTGCGAATCACTGTGCCGTTGTTTGTACGGATGCTCTTGGCATTGCTCTCATTGCAGGTCACCATGAAATTCTGCTCAAGGACTTTCATCTCATCCTCCAGCGCCCTGTCTTGGACTTCCCACTCAGCCTTCATCTTCTCACGGGCTGAACGAATTGTCAAGTATACCTTGACTAATTCATCTAATTTTGTATCTTCAATTTCTTCGACTGCGCTCATATCCCCATCTCCTGTTTGTAAAGATCAACCAATTTCTCATGTGAATCCACCTTGCCTTGAAGCATTTGATACACCTTGCGCTCAACCTCTGCGCCTTGTAGATGCACCACTGTCATACTGTTGATTTGCCCAACTCGATCAATACGAGCAATACACTGTATGTACGTTTCCACACTCATGACAGGCGACCAAAATACCACTGTGTCAGCGGCGGTTAGCGTTACCCCGTGCGAGGCCGCTTGCGGTTGGATAACCAGCACTCTTGGGTTATGTTCGGTTTGGAACCGATTGATGATGTCACCCCGTGCTTTTGCATTGACGCTCCCCTCTATGATTTCATTTACTATTCCTTTCTGATTTAAATGGCGAGCCACCAACTGAATGGTGTGGCTGTACGGCACGAACACAATGACCTTGTTATCGGTCTCTTCAATCACCTCAATCAAAGCGTTAAGCCTTGGAGATACATCAAACTCAATGACCTGTCTATCGTCGGTATAGACAGCACCACCAGCTATCTGCAACAGCTTGGTGAGCTTCGCCGCCGCATTAACTGCGCTGACTGTTTCCCCTGCCGCCTCTATGAGTAGTTGATTCTTTAACCAGTTGTAGTATTTGGTTACCTGCGTTGTCAGTGGCACTTCTCTCGTCTGATATACCACCTCTGGCAAGTCAGTACATTCAGACTTCTTAAACCTAATGGCAGGTTGCAATGCTTTAAATACTTCCTGCTGTGAAGTCGATTTGGGTATCCACTTAAACGGAGATACTTGTTGCATTACTTTGTCACGCCATGCTGTCTTGTATTTGGGTACGCCAGCAGGGTTGACGAGCTTTGCCAATCCAAACGCATCCTCTGGAGATTGCGATGCAGGTGTACCCGTCATCATCCAAAGACGGGTTGAGGGAGCAATAAGTTTTGCCAAAGTTTTCCAACGTTTTGTAGTTACCGTTTTATATGCGTTCGCTTCGTCAATAACAATTAGGTCAAACCCTACTTTACTTATTTCTTCAGCAACTGTCCCCACCCCATCAAAGTTGATGATGACAAATTCATACTCTCCGTTGATAACTTTCTTGCGTCTGTTCGCGTCACCATACGCCACGCCAACGGTGCGGTGCATCGCTGTTTTAAAGATGTCTGCTTGCCATGCAGAGTACATGATTGAGAGTGGGCAGATGACCAATATCCGCTTGACCAGCCCTTGATTCATTAGGTAGTCTGCCGCCCAGATGACGGATGATGTTTTGCCTGTACCCGCTTCGTTAAAACAAAACGCGCGTTGTCTTAAGGCAAGGTATGAGGCAGTAGTTTTCTGGTGGACAAACGGCGTATACATTCCGGGCCAGTCGTACTCATTAGACATTGGAGAAGGTGCATCCCCATAAACTCTAACAAGGCGTTGCATCTCTTTGATGCCTAAATACACCAGCAGCTCGGCCTGAATGCCGTCGTCACTTAGTACCTCGCACCTTTCAATGTGCCCGACAAAGTAAACCAATTCTTTTGACGGTATCTTCATGCGTACCGCCGTGTTGTCAATGACTTGCATACTGTCCTTTTACTGAATGAAACTTTGACCCCTTACGGGGGTCAGTCGGTCAAGCCTGTCGTGCGAAAGGAGAGGGGGTCTCGAAAACACCGCCTGACTGACATGGTTAATGGGGGGCCAAAATTTTCAAACCAAAAACCCCCGTCACCGCACACTCATGCCTAAACGCGATGACTATTACTTCATTGAACCATCTGCCTTTCTTGCAAATGATCTGTTCTTGCTTGGTGCTTCAAGTCGGACACCGTCTTTGTTTGATCCACCTTTAGATAAAGCCTTGACGTGTGCAACATCTTTTCCTTTACGGCTGACGCCTTCAGCATCAAGTTTTCTTCTGGCTCGTTGGCGCTCCATCCGGTCAGGCAACTCACCTCTGTCTTTTTGTTGTTCATACTCTTTTTTATATGGTCTCGGTTTATTTACATACGGCATGGTCAGCGTCCTTTATGAAAGTCACAGGTCGTTACGGGACACCAACCGCATAGGGGTGTCGGGTTTGGATTCCAGACATCATTTTCGTACGAAGCATCCATCCGCGCAAGATCAGTCTTGAACGCTGCCCACAGTTCTGGGATTTGTTCTCGAGTGTATTCTTCAGTCACAAACCCATCGTGCATGACAAACAACAGCCCCGCCTTGACCCGCATGATCTGAGGAAACTTGGCAAAGGTCATCAATGCCATCAGCTTTAACTGTTTTGTGTCAGGGTACTTGCTACTGCCAGTCTTGTAGTCAAGGATGTGGGCAAGGTCGTTGTCAAGGATAAGCAAGTCCACAATGCCACGAACCCAGTATCCCTTGCCATACTCACAAGCGTTGCCATCCCTGTCCAGAGCCATCCTCAGTTCTGGATGCTTCTCGCCCTCGATCTCTATCAGCGTGTCCATCAGCGCCTTGAACCGTTCATAGTTCTTGGCAAGGGGAGCGCCATCTTTGACGTAATCCTCAAGCGCCTTGTGTACCTCGTTACCGTAGGTCATCTCCTGCGTTGGCTTGACAAAGAAACGCTTTAGCACCTTGACCTCTTGGTACTGCTTGGGGCAATTGACGTACTGCTTATACGATGAAAACGACCACGTGTAACTCATGTTTGTCTTTCCCTCATCATGGCTTTCGCCTGTTTGTAAGATGTCTTTGCAATATCGTCATAGTCCAACTCAAAATCTTCTGGCGCTGTATCCACAAGGGCTTGCATGGCTTTGGCAGCGAAGTAATCCAGTGTTGTTATGCCAGCCCTACCTGAGTCTCTTGGCTCATGCGTAGGAAATGCCGGATGATTCTTGAGTTTCATCTGTACACCTTTACCACTTCACCGCCAAATTGTCTTTGTATTTCTTTTGCAGGGTTCTCAGTCCAAAAGAACTTGGGTTCGTGCTCGTCTTTAATCCAAACATATCCGTACGGTTTCATATGTTAATTCCTTCTTTACTTATCTTAACATTCGCCATAGCTGTATCCCCACTTTGCCTCACAAGCTACGGGTAAACCCCTAGCCCATTCTGGCGGCACGGACATGCACTCAATCACATACTTCATTGCTTCGTCTTTCTCTGACTCAGAAACTAAGATGACAGCCGCATCATGAACTGTTAAAGCAACACGATACCGCTTTTGTATTTCAAGCATCTGTTCGCCAACAACAATCCTTGCCAACGCTTGAACTACGTTTTCAACTAGCGATCCGCCCCACAAGGAAACAGGCCCTTTACGTGACTTGTACACGTATTGGCTTTTAGATTCTTCAGTGTTGAGGTGAAGCTCGGGGTAACGAATCATCAGACCATTAGGCAGTTTGATACCTCCACGGTGCACTTCCAAGCATTTGTTCTTGCCATAGTAAAACGGTTTCTTGCCGTCAGGCCAGTCAACCAAGGTCTTGATAACCCTGTCGCCCTCATGCCAAAGATCAATCACCTTATCGTTGGTATCTCGGTAAGTCTTGACGTAAGTATCGGCTTCATCCTCAGTGACGATTGCCCCGGGAGGCGTTGTCTTTAGCGTGTGTTGAAGTTTTAATTTGCCAGTCCCATAGCCTAGACCCAAAATACAGGTCTTACCAACGAACCGTTCCACAGGATCTGCCTTTGAGATCGGTCGATCATATATCTTGGAAGCAAAGACGGAGTAGACGTCCTCTCCGTTTGTAAACTGTTTAGTAACATCTTCTTGCCCTGCCAACCAGACGAGGATACGAGCTTCAATCTGGGACGAGTCACAGTTGATGACGACGTAGTCATCTGGCGGAATAACTGCGTTTTTGAGGGTTTTCTTTTTCTTATCTCGACTCGGCAAATTTTGGAAATTGACCTTATCAGAACCAGCCCATCTTCCCGTGTGAGCGCCATAATATTTGAGAGGAATGGGGAGTCGTCCCTTGTTACGCTTACCCGAGTCGATGAAACGTTGAATACGGGATTCTTCGAGGGTAGACATCGTGCCGAGCCTGACTGAACAGAGTTGTTGGATAAACTCATTCTCGTGGTCAACCAACGCCAAAAAGCCTTCATCATTTTTAGCCAACGCATAAGTCATCTCCCCTTTTGATTGTTTACCCTTGCTTGGTTTCATAGGTACTTCAACGCCATGCTCAGTCAGGATGGCGGCAAACTGCTTACCACTTGCCAACTTCTTGCGTACTGCTTCCTCATCTTTGCAATTTAGTTTCTCCATCAACGTCTGAAGCAACGCCATCTTTTCTTCTTTGAGTTCGATGAGTCGGTCTTGAAGTAGCGCATCGTCCACATGGAACACAGGTTCGACAAACATCTTTAAAGTCATGTCGATCAAATCCAATTCATTCTGCGGAAACTCGCTCGACAATATATTGAACAACCTTAAAGTAAGATCGACGTCATTTACGCAATACGCACCATATCGCTGGAGTTCTTCTTCACTGAAGTCAAGACGTTTCTTACCTTCGGCGTGTATCACCTCGTCGCCTTTCTCACCAATTCCATAGCGGATAGCCAACGCTTTGAGTGAGCCGCCAGCGTCCACGCCATGAATAGCTCTCGCCATGCACAGGGTGTCGTATAGGTAGGCGGGGTGACAGTCAAAGTGCCAAGCAAGAATACAGGCATCAAACAACGTGTTGTGACACAGCAGGGCCGCATCAGTCCAGTCAATCTTCTGCAAATATTCTTTTATCTCAGCGTGTGTTCCTGAGAACCAAGTTGTTGGTTGATCGTCAATCTTCACGCCCACGCCAATCACCTCAAAGCGGCGATCACGCACATACTCCTCAGTGGTCTGAGTTTTAAAGCCCAGACCCTTGGTGTAATAAGATTCAAAGTCGAGTGTTACAAAACTCATTCTTGTTTCTTTCTCTTGGTAAGCTTGCCTACTTTTTTAAAAATTGTCAGCATTGATTTGTATGCGACCCCAAACCTATCCGCAATTTCTCTTTTGGGTACACCCTGCGCATACAGGCTGAAAGCCCTGCGCTCATCAATAGCGGGTAGTTTCCTACCTGAGTTAACTCTCGCCCCGCCATGTTTCTTTACAGTCATGCTGTTCCCCCGCTGATTTTGTTGTAAAAATTAAATGGCACTTGGTGCATCGCCAAAGCGTTCCTTGCTCGACAACCACATTACCCCGCTTGCGTAACTTGCCAAAGAATGTTCTGATTGCTTCAATCATTGTTCTTCTCCTTGAGTTTGGCTTCAATTATTCGCACCCATTTCAACTCGCCACTATGCTCAAGACTCATTGGAGAACCATGTAGTTCATCAATCTCCTCATCCGTCAGCCCAACCCATTCACGCTTTTTATAAAACACTACCGAACCTTCACTGGGGTTTCTGCTGAAGATAGCGCCCATCCTGTGTCCATCTTCTATTTTCTCAACAGTTTCTTTGTCCAAGCAAACTACGTCAGATATATAGACTTTGTCTATTTCACGTTTCCATACTTCATCCATTATTCTTCTCCTTGAGTTTTACTTTTAACTCTGTGTTCTGACGCAACAACTCCTCAATCACACGTAAATTGTCTTTTCGCCTGTCCTCTAGCGCGGTTATTACTTGTTGCACCGCAAAATTTAATGAGCTTATTTTATTAGCCAAAACTTTGGCTTGATACCATGCGTAGTCTTCCCCAGTTCCTTCTGTTAACACGCCATCTTCTTCCATACTCAGATCTGTGATGGGAGGTGTAATGGGGTTGATGGGTTTGGTTTTCATGTCCTACTCCAATCTGTATATCCAAGCATCACCGTCCTCCCAATGACTTAGTGATACCACTCCAAAAGCCATCGCCCATGCCGCTATAAACAGTAGGCTGTCCCTCAGCGTGTATCTGCGCTTTACCAAATCCATTAGCTTGTAACGCTGCTTGCCCATGTATGTTCGGGTCGTATTGTGCTTGCATATTTGGGTAAGGCTTGTATGTATAGGTCTCGGGGCGTTGTTCTTGTTCCTCGCCTGCAAGACGCTTCATGACTCGCTCGTTAAAGTCGTCCCGATAGAACTCTTTACGGGCTTCATCAAGAGCCTGCCGTTCTTCCTCGTTCGCAACGCGCCAAGCGTAGCTAATTAAGTCTGCCCAATTCCCGCCAAACACTTCTCCCTCAATGGGAACAGCCCCACCGTACAGAAACTCCTCGGGGTTGGTCTTCATTCGTGATAGCAAAATATCTAATCCTGTCAGCATGGTCGCTCTCCTTAAATAACTGGCATCAAATAACGTTTTCAATAGACACAAAAAAAGGCATGGCGAACCATGCCTAACGAATCAAGCCTGTGCTTTGTTGATCTCTCTGTTGAGATACCACTGAGCCTTCTGTAAGTCTTGCAGTCGGTCGCCCTTGTGATCTGATCGTGTGATGTACTTCACCACATTGCCAAGGTTGTAACCAAGATTCTTTGCTTCGATGAAGTCGATCGTCTCGATGCCACCCACCTTGTAATGCTCGGGGTGATTCACTTGGTCAGCTTCCATCGTGATCGGGAAATGTGTTTCAACAATAGTTAGTGTCTCACTGGAGGGTGTGGCACTACTTTGCATCCTTTCTTTGGCTTTGTATGTGCCATCTCTCAGCTTGATTATTCCCAACTGCTTGCGCTGAGTGTTTAACATCACATGGGCTTGTTGCATGGTGCAGTCAATTGTCTCAACGACCGCCCCTGCTTTAACGTTTGGATTTCTACGTAACAGCATCCTTACTTTCGCTGATTTATTCATTTGCCTTCTCCTTTTTGGTACGGCGTTTCACTGATACGATTCCTGCCCCATGCAGGTCTCGTTCCTCTTGCATCAAGTCTGCAAGTTCATAAGCAAGGGCGGGTATCTCGGGAGGGTGATGTCCCCTCATCAACAATCCCACCATCGCAAATCCTGCGTGAAGATCACGCAAATTACTTCTGTCTTGTTCATCCATTTAAAAACTCCTTGGTAAGGCTGACGCTAACCACCAACCAAACACGACTAGACCTGTCACGATGACCACCAACATATTCATAGCAAAGACTGTCCACCAAAATACTTTCATGACAAATCTTTCAACAGCTTCTCTAGCTCATCAAAGTTATCCTCGTTCACCACTATGGTGTAGCCACCGAACCTACGAATGTTGGTCATGTGTTGATCTTGTAGAGCAGTGGGTTTGTTCTTACCCGCCTTCGCTTCAATACCAAGGAAGTGTCCATTGATACATACAAGATAGTCAGGCACACCCGCGCAACCAAACCCTGTGCCAATCGGCATCGTGACATAGCAGTCGTGTGTGTTAAGAATATTCTTGATCTTGGTTTTGACTTTTGCTTCGGGTGTACTAGCCATCATTTACCCTTTGGTACAGTCCCACTTAAAAATGGAATCGAGGGGGATTCTTTGCGCAAAGCGTAGTACTCCACTTGCACCTTGGCTGAGTTAATCATCTTTCCAGCCAAGTTTGCTAGTTCGGCGGCATCCTTGTGTTTGATAGTTCCATTCTGCAAACCAGTAAACACTTCAGATAATTGTGTGCGTAATTCTTCAACGTTTTTCATAACTCATCCTTTTGATTTTCAGTTGTAATTTCTTGGCTTCCACCAAGGCGAGGGGCAGTTGGTTCGGTTTCAAACCTGTGCCTCGTAAAAGAACCCTTCTTACATAAATGTCATCAAGATTCTCAACTTTTTCTTTCATGTACTCTCTGCATTTGGCGTTTAATTCCCCCTTATTTTCTTGGTAACGACTGCGCTTGTACAAAATGTCTTTGTCTCTACTTCTCAGCTTCATTGTTTTTCTTTTCTCTGGGTTAGCCTTTCGCCATGCGTTACCCCATGCACGTTGCTTTTCCCTAACCTGTTCTTTTTCTTCCGCAGTCATGGCATCAATACGCTTGCGTCTAGATTGCGCAATTTGTTTGCTGTATTTAGCTCTTGTTTCGGAAGTAGCAGTGATGCGTTCTTTTTCTGCTTGATGTCTGCAAGGATTACATTGAGACTTCAATATCTCCACTACTGTGCCATCCTTATTAGTCCAGCGCCTTACGCCAAAAAATGAAGCAATTTTTACCTCCCCGCACCTTGTGCAAGATTTACTATCCTCCATCGGTCTCCCCTCTCAATGCTTTCAGCGAATCAATCGGCATCACAATGCAGTAGAACGACTCGGACGCTCGCCAACCAATCTCATCAAGCTCATCTGATTGAGTGTTGTCATACACACCTAATCGAGGTAAATCACGATCAGGTATGACTCTGTGATCGGTAGCAAGAATCATTGCCATCTTTGTCTTGATCTCGTCTGGCAATGTATCCTTGTCGTATCGTCTGTAATACCCATCAGACACATACAAAACAAAGTGATCGTCCACACGACGCAACGGAACCCGAACCAATGCCAAGTTCCATTGATGCGTCACTGGAGTGAGAGCACTTAGCATGGGGTGCATGGGGTCGCCATCCATATGTAGTCGTAATGTGTGCCTTTATGTTGATAGAAGAACACTGCGTCAAGATTCTCGTCATACATATCAGCTACAGGGATATATCCGTTTTGCATGGAATGTTTATCTTCATGTGCAAGTTTGGTCATGGTCATCACAGGGATAAGATCTTCACGCTCGGTGATGTCTGCATAACGCTTGAATTGCTCAACGATTTCATACTCTTTCTCCCCTGTGACTTTGACTTTGCCGACTATGAAGTGACCGAACGCATCCGCACCAATCATGTAGAAAGGATTGCTGAAAAACCGATCAACCTCTTCTAACTTCTTGACTCGTACTCTATCAGCTTCATTGTATTTGTCAAGTACCTTTTTACATTTAAGTGTGTCGACTGCTACATGATTACTACTAGGACTTTCCCCTAGAAACGAACAGAGTAAGGCATGAATCTCATCAGCAGAGAGTTCGTATGTTGCCTTGCCGCTGTTGCCCATCGATTTTTCCATGATGTCCTTCGCATCAACTAGCTTGCCCATTTTCTTGCCGATCAGCTTGTCAATAGTGATGACAGCTTCTACTCTGCTAAGTGTTGCCATCAGTGAAGATACTTTGGTGCTACGCAAAGTCTGCTTGTCCTCGTCGCTACTGCCACGTTCTTTCTTGTAGTATGGTGTGCGATAGCAATACTCAAGCTTATTGTCTTTGTTCATGTTGGTGTACACCTTGCCCACCGCCATGCCATTGGTCAAGCACATCTGGAACGCTTGTTTGATACCGCCAAGCTCAGTCTCAGCTAAGACTTTCAAACCAAACTTGTGGCACATATCACGCACCAGTGGAAACACTGGGCTATCTCTAAGACTCTGCTCAAGCTCTTCGCTCTCGAATCCTGCAAGAATATATCTACTCATGATCTCTCTCCCTTTCAGTTAGTGCCCCACGTTGCAGTGAGGCGTTGATTAATACTGTTGAACAATCTCGCCATTGACCTCGATCTCGTACCCCCATACGCTTGGCGGATACACCTCATCCATTCCATATCGAATATCTTTGAATACCTCTCGATGTTCTTTGTAGATTCTGTTGTTCATGTTTCGCTTAAGATTCTCAAAGACCTCGATCGGCTCAGTATGCCCCCACTGCGGGTGCAAGATCTGCTGTTGAATTCTCCCTACATCCATCGCCACTGCATAAAGAATCATTGCATCAAGCGGTGCTTGATCTCGCAATGCGTCAGCCGCTTCAAACTCTTTGCCATGTTTATGTTCTTCAAGAACTTCCTTGGCTGTTCGTAAGAACACATCTCTATCCATCGCTTTACACATGGTCTCACTCACCTTGTAGAAGTGTTCGTATCCTGCAAGAACCTCTTTGCCCACCTTACGATCAACTTTTTTACCGATGACGACATACTCGTCCTTTGAAGTCATCCTGTCGTCGGTTGATAGTTTCATTCCCTTGTAGATTGGCATGATTCTCTTAACCCCCATATAGTTTCCTTGCGTCCATATCATCCCACCTCTGCGTGAGTCACTGTTAAACCATCCTGCGCTAAAGTCACTGAGAAACTTCTTCTCACCTTGACCATATGGGTAGTTGCCCTCGGCATTGAACTCAAAGAATCCATCAGGTCGTGAAGTACCTAAGATATGAACAGGATTCTCAAACCTCATGTACTCATGCGGAACACTGCTCGTGTACTCATGAATGTTCCTTCCACCCTTTGCTTTTCGTTCGTCATACTCTTCTTTAGTGATAGAGATTGATTGCCAATTAGTACCACACGTCACATCAAATACTTCTACACCATTCTCCTCTCTGACATAAAAATTCTTGAGGTTGTGCTTGCGACTGCCAAGTGGAAACCGATTGGTCGTGCCACGAAACGGCTTCTCTACCTTTGTGATCTGCTCTAAACGCTTGTAATCAAATCCCCTCATCTTCATTCTCCTTTGTTGTTTCAGTTTCAGTAAGCCATAACACCCACTCAGTGTCATCAAGCCATGTCAACACATCCCGCCACAGTTGCGGGTTCTGTGTGTTGTTTGATAGTTTCTCTACACAATACAGATAAGCACTGTCCCCATAATCTTCTAACAGTTCTTGTGCTATCTGCTTGGACATCCGATGTTTGCTTTTTTCTGTCAAGCCATGTCTCCCATAAGTAGATTCAGCGAATTGAATCCCGAACAGCTTAATCATCGCCAAACTTCACCATCTTGCCGACAGGCGGCTCAAACGATTTGCACTGTGTCACCATCCACAGAGTTGGGCTAAGAATGTTCCATGTGATGTCGCTCTCAACATAGCCATCAGTGAAAACAATGACACACTCCGCAGTGATACGTTGTTTATTGATGTACTCGTTGACGCATGACACATGAGTACCACCACCGCCTTGTGGCTTGAGCAGTCCTGCAATGTTTGCATAGTCACCCTCGAACACTTGCTCACCATGCACATCCGTATCCCACCACAAAACACGCACCTTGTCAGGCGAACACATTTCGCAAATAGAGACCAGTTCCGTAGCAAACTCGGTTATCTCTCGACCACCAATAGAACCCGATGTGTCAATAGCGATAACCACCTCACCGATCGTCTCGTTCTCCATGCTTGGCAAGTAGATGTCATTGACCATGTGACGCTTGTTCAACTTACGCCATGTGAATTCATCCTTGCCCTTGATGGCACTCGCTACAAAATCTCTCAGCGCATCACGCCAATCAATCTTGGGTTCAAGCAAGTCAGAGATAGATCGTGGGACTTTTGCACCCATACGACCCGCCAACATCCCACCCTCACGCAATGCTTTGTCGATTGCATCGTTGATCTCTTTGGCTTGCTCATGCGTAAGATCTTTCAGGTTACCAAGATCGTGTTCATCTGAGTCAGAAAGATCATAGGTCTTGCCATTGACAGTGACAGTGTTGTCGTCGCTATCTTGTCCCTCACCATCGGGTGAGCCCTTACCTTTCTTGTTACCGCCACCGCCACCACCACCGCCACCACCTTTGCAATGCTTCTTCAGATAGTTGTATACCTCACGCATAGACCAATTCTCAAACATGGGGTCATACACACCGCCATCAGGCAAGTCCACGATACGCTCGGACGAACCATTGACTGTGCCTTTGATACCCATGATGATGCTGTTCACCACAAAGTCAGCGGCAAGGTTTGCCATCTTGCTGTTCTCATCAAACATATCCTTACCTCTTGGCAACTGCTTCAATGCCACATGAAGATTCTCATGCAACACCAAACCACGAACCTTGGGCTCGGTGTCAACCCTCTCCAAGAACTTGCGACCATAGACCTTGTTCACGCCATCGGTGTATGCCGTAGGACATCCTTCATCCACGACTGTGCTTTTGCCCATCAACATCACGCCAGAATACAGCGCAGTCTCGGGGTGTTTCATCAGCGCAATGTGCGCTTTCTTCATTCGGGTTTCCTGTTTATCTTTCATCCCACTCTCCAATAAAAAACATCTAACACAACAACGACCATTGCTACAACGTAGACAATAGCCAACCATTTAGTTTCGCTCATGATTTCACATCCATAAATTCAAAGCCCTCATCAGTCTCAACAACTTTCATCTTGCCGTTAGCAATGCGAGACAACAACTCCCCTGTCATGCGCTTGTGCATATACAACTCAGCCTTCAACTTGAAGTACCAAAATGTCATGAAACAAAACGCAACGAACAAAGTCATTTCCAACTCAGTAATAGTTATCATCATTCAACTCCTTAGAATAATTCGTGATTGTTCTTAGCCCACTCAGCGATCTTTGCGTTGTTACGAGCAAGACGCACTGCCTTGGGACTACGCATCATCATGGTGAAGAACACTGCTTGCACTTCGCTAGAGTCAATACGTTCTACGAATTCCATAAACGATGTCAACTCATCTTGCGTTGCCAATGTATCTACTGCTTGAAACATAATCATCAACTGTGCTGATATGTCTTTCGGCATGGTCACAGACTTAGGACTCTTAATGATGTCCTTAACATCCATCAATGATTTCTCCAACGACATGAAAGCCGCCATGTCTCCCGCCGCTGACGCACCGATCGTGCCTGCCAATGCGACCATAGTTGCGTTCTCACCGATCACATCACGATGCTTCACGATCACATCACACTTCGCCAATGAACGAGGGGAACAGAACGACAACGTGCCCGAGCTTGGCTTGAAGATGTATGGATTGTCTTTCTGAGCATCGCCCTCTGTGTAGGACGCCATGACCCGAGGGAACATCGCAACGAACGCCCGAACAACCCGAGAGATTCCATTGGCTGACGCCCATGTCAACCACTCATCAGCAGTAGGCTTTGCCATACGCACGATGCACACACGATTACCTGCGTGAGCCAACATCGCATCACCCACGCCATCGCTCGCATTGTTCGATGTCGCAATGATTGCCGACCTAGTAGGCAGTGGGTCGTCACCTACTGATCTCTCCAACATCAAGCGGGTATAGATCACTTGCATGAGCTTGGGAGACTTCATCAACTCGTCAAGCAAGATGTACTTGGGCTTGTCGCTTTTCATATTGAACAACTCAGCGACGTAATACTCAAGGGTCTTCGACGCATGGTTAGGAATAGTCATACCAATGTCCGACATATCCTTGACAGGACAGTCCACATATATGTAGTCATACTTGTCGCCCTCGATGTTTGTACCATCCTTGGGGCTACGCCATTTGTCGCCATTGTCTGCGGCTATCATAGATAACAGCGACGTCTTACCACACCCGGGCTCAGACTGCACGACCACTGTCAGCTCTGATGCTATTAGCGGAATCATTTTCCGCAACTCGTTGATGGACACTGTATTGATGAAATTCATTTTGCTCATTTGATTACCCCTTGATTAAACACATTGAAAAGAACTGAACTTACTCAGGATGCTGTCAACATCCTCCTTCACACTCGAACGCACTGCGTCACTCTCACGAATGTCCTTTGCCGATACATCAGCCAACGCTCTCTCAAGCGATGCTCGGGCTAACTCCAATTCTGGATCTGCGCTTAGGTTGAAACCCTTAAAGGTCTCGCACATCTCCAACGCTTTCTGTATCGTGGTGTCATAGATCTTGCGCTTGCGGGTCTTGGTCTCGCCTGTGTTGTCATCAACACCAAGCTCGTCAACACCGCAACAATGACTAATCGACTCCATGACCTCAACGAACCTTGTTTTCTGTGTCATGACAACATGAGACACTATTTCCTCCGCTTGCTTGCTGTATGTCGCAAACAAATCATCAGCGATGTCAGACGCAATGCCACAACGGAAATCACTCATTGGAACTTCGGACACATACAAGTGCACACCGAACTTCGCTTGCAACTCATCGACCGCAGGGTAGTCGTCTCGGTTGAACATATCACCCGCCTTGAACGCCATGTCAGACACGATCGAACTGTATGACGCAATGAAATCATCAACCAACTTGTCGAATGTCGCTTGATGCTCGCCGAACTCCTGCTTGAACCTAGGTACGTCAACGCTTGGTAACAGATCGTTTGCATCGTTCCAACGATAAGTCCTGCGCTTCGTCCAGTTATAGATTGTTTGCCGATAGTTGACGATCGCCTTGTGCTTGGGATGATCTGCCAATAGATTCTTGACATACTTACCCGCATTGCGATTAGCTCGCTTTGAGTCAGCAACATCATTGCTGATGCCCCTGTCCTGCTTCGTTGCCGACCACACATGGGTGTCGATGGATACCAACACCGCCGATGATGCCAAGCTGATGAGATGCTTGGGCTTTTGCAATTCCATGTTCATAACACTTCTCCTTTTAAAATCAAATATCACGATTGCGTGAGACACTGATTAAGATGCTGTCTTGCTTGCTTCTCAACCATGACATAAGTATAGCATAACTATACCTATGAGTCAACCCCTTTGCGTAACTTTTTTGCATAAGCGATGCCAGTTATTTACCAGTCTCGCTCGATTGAACGGCTGACATTCAGCCAATCAAAGTCGTACTCACCGCCCTCCTTATGCTCGACGTCGTCATGATCTTCACCGATGCGCATGAACATATAGGCGATCTCGGATTGGTTGTCCTCGTCGTTCGCCCACTCGTCGGCAAGGTCGATCAGCGCTTCGTGGCACTTCACATCGTCGTAGTCGGGATACCACTTCACATGGTCGGCAGAGAAATTAATACGGAATCGTCCCTCGTCTACGATGAACCCATTACCTCCACTCCAGTTCTTTTGTTCCTCAGTGAAACATGGTGCGGTAGCTGCCCTCGCCTTGGCTTCAGCTATGAATGTATAGAACGATTGCTTGGCTCGTTCGTCGTCAGTTGTGAACCTGATCGTGTATGCCACCTCTGATCTGTATCCCATCACATATCTCCTATTGCTTTGGCTAAAAGAATCATCAACTCCTCGTCGGTCTGATACCCATGTGGCTCGTCCTCGTCCTCGAACATCACCTCGTATGGCGCATCTATCGTTGAATAAAACAACTGTCCACATACCACGCTCACTTCAGTCCCGTTTGGGAACACGTACTTGGCGTAGTAATGACCGCCTACCTTGCTTTCAATATCACCGCCAATGGGGTGTCGCCCTCCCTCAGTTATGAATTCATCGTATGGCAGGGCAGGTCTGTCCCTGTCGATCGGCAGAAAGACTGCTTCCATGTGTGTCATGTCATCTCGGTTCATCAGATCACCTTGTTCAGTTTGTTCAACACATACTCACGCATAAGGGCATACGCCTTGTCCTTGCGTCCCTCCCTGTCGTGTAACCATATCTTTGTCAGCGCCTCGTTGTCTTCAAAATTTACAGGTCTACCTCGTTCTTCCAACTCTTCAAGCAAGTCAGCGGTATCAAACTCGCTCAAGTCCACGTCAACGTCAACCTCTGTTGTTATCGTTCTGTATGTCAAAGCGTTCCCCCTTTGTGTGATGAATTAAGTCCTTTGAGTAAGGACAAGTCCGTTACTAATATGTAATTCGATTTCGGCATGGGCACGACTGTTCGCACAGTCTGCTTGGCAAGTTGCTCACCGCATGGCATACAAACCTTGTAACCAATAGCCCACCGCTTCGTGGGGTACTGATTGCCGCAGTTGCGGCATTCTGGTGTGTGGTTCATTGCTCATCCTCCTTGATCTCGATCACACGCAACACGCCGTCAGGTGCAGTCTCAACTACCTTGTCGTATTGTTCCCATGCCTGACACGCAGGGCACTCGGCATCATGCTCGGGGCAACGACCGCCCCAATAGAACAACATCGCTTCGTGGATTGCATTTCGTTCGTTCTTCATGCGTGACCTCCAAATTCGTTCTCATGTAACACTGGCTCGCCCAAGGCTTTCTCCAATCTCTGCAACAACAATCTCAGTTCATCCAAGTCGTCACCACACACGAACGGGTCGCTGTATGAGTCGGGCTTGCCGTTGTCGTCGTAGTACACCTCCTTGAATACATACAAGTCATCGCCACCGTTCTCGGATGGGCAGTTCATTACTCTGTGATTCCAATTCATAGTCATTCCCCTGTGTAAGTTGACTCGTCGTGCATGATCTCGACCACATACCAATCGTCGGGTTCCTCAGCGCCAAGTGCTTCATCGCCCATCGTGCATATCCAACACTCATAGAACGCCAACGACCTGTCGGTGTAGCTACGCTGTGGAAAGCCATTCTTCATCAGCAAATAAACTTTGTACTCAGGTTGAACACTAACCACCGGCAGGCTCACCTCATGAGCTTGCAGTTCATCCAGTTCAGCTTGAAGTTCCTCTGCTGTTGGCTTGAAGTTAGCCAAGAGTATTTGCAGTTCTTCATCGGTTGTGTCGATGAGCAGGTCTTTCATACGTCCCATAATATTCTCCTTGATGATGTGATTGGAAAAGGCTCGTTGCCTTGGAATTAAAGAACGTCGTAGCCAGTGCAAAACTGGAACAACTCGGTCTCGGTCATGGGCTCGGTAATGGTCAAGCCCTCATGCTCGTTGTCAATATCTCCGAACTCGTCGTGGTCGTAACCTCTGTCCAAGAACTCTAAATTCTGATTGAAGTACGCATCGGTAAGCAGTGCATCACGACGCAGTGACTCGGTAAGGTCGGTTTGCGCAGTGTTGTAAGCAATGCGGGGTTTGTGCAAGCGAATGATGGGACGCTTGATGGATGCGGGAAGCATCGGGGCTACAAAACACATTTTCATGACTCTCTCCTAAAGGTCTGACATTGTTGAAATCTCACGATGTTGTGAGAAACTAATTAAGATCGTTGATGGCTTTCATCTTCGACCCAGTTATAAGTATAACAGAACTTGACGTATAGGTCAAGCCCTTAGCTAAAATAGTTAATCAGCGTGTTTGTTCTATCTGTTCTACGTTTGTTCTATTTTCCTATGTAAAGTTAGAACAAAAATGAGTATTACTTTTCTGCTTGAAGTATGTGTTTCTGTAAGGAGAAGTATTATTATTTTATAAAATAGATAGATAGATATGAAACTTGTTCTAATGTTCTACTGATTTTAGATAGGATACGGTTTTATTTTTGATTTTTGCTACATGGCTTTGCACTCGGCAGGTAAGTCTTGCGAACAGAAAAATCTTTAAAAATCCGACCCCTATGCCAAAAAACGTAGAACATTAGAACAAAAACTTTTTCTTCAATGCTGACAAGGACTTACGAGGGTTTTTCTGTTCTACTCGACCCCATTTGTTCTACTCTTTTTTTAGAACATGTAAAGTTAGCAGGCTTTGTGCGATCAAATGCGTCAGCTAATTTTCTCAGAAAGTATGTAGAGTGGGAATCTCACGATGTCGTGAGACACTAATTAGCGTTGTCCACTCATCAGCTACGCATATCAGAACTGACGCATACGCTTAATCACGCGCGCGACCACAAATAACTGGTATCAAAATAGCGGGACAAAAAAAAGCCCCGTCAGGCTTTTGACCTGACGGGGCTTAGTGGTTTAGGCTTTCCAAATTGCTAGAAATGCCGCCAATGCTTTATTGAATTTATCCTGATTCGCAGTGCTGTCTTTTACAGATATGCACTTCGCTAGTTTAGTTTTTAGATCATCAAAGGTTTTATCTACTGTCTCAGCAAAATCTAGGTTTGCTTTGCGCTTACCCTTTGCACCGCCTGAGACAATGCGCTTTGCTTCTTTGACCAAATCATTCCAACGATTCGAGCAAAAACCTTTTGATTTTTCACGCCATTCGCTGATAACAGCGTGGTAAGTAGGACGATCGTTTTTCAGTTTGCCGAATTCGTGTGTCGTGTAATTTGTTGCCAAAATCACGCCGATTTCGATTTTCTCTTTTACTTTGCTTTGTTGATCGGGATCAAGTGTATCAAGTGGAATATAATTATCTCCAATGACAGCATAAGTGACGGGCAAGTGTTTTTTCATTTGAGAGAATTTCAAACGATACCCCTCAATGATTTCGTCCTTGATTTTTTGATCGGGTGTGAAATCGGGTGTGCCAAAACCTTTGACATTCTCGATCATGTAGTAAGCAAAATCTTCAAGTGTTTCCGCCCCTCCAGCTTGTTTATAAGCCCCATCCTTGAAAGATAGAATCTCATTAGTTGAACCAAGGGGTGTAGCTACTGCTACGGGTTTGCGTGTTGCCATGTTCATATCTCCTAAAAATGAACGATTACAGAATATCGACAGACCGAATTGTCTGTCGATGGTTAGATATTATCTTAACTGACGGGCTAAGTCAATTTCTCACCCGATCGTGAGACACTAATTAGTAATCTCGCCCACTCGCCCGCATCGGTGCGCCCGACAACAAATAACTGGTATCAAAACGCAGGACAAAAAAAAGGGAGCCGAAGCTCCCTTTTAATCAGTCACAGACTATCTCGTACTTGTCGACCGTCTGTATCTCTTGCCCTACGACTATCTTACGACATGTCGGGCTGTCTTCTTTCACGTATGCACACACCGTTACGCTCATACTTGTACCATCTGCAAACGGTACTCTAAAGATGTAATCTCGATTCATTACAGATGCGTATTCTCTGGTACGCTCTATTTCACCGATGAAGTTAAGACCTTCAAGTGTGGTTTCCAATCGCAGATCTTTAAAGCCTTCAAGGTCGTAGTATGTGACGCTAACGCCGTACCGATTGACGTTGATGTATCCGCCGGTATCGTTTGCAGGAGATACGATGTGGTTAAGTATGTGATGATACTTACGACGACTCTCTTGCATCCGACGGATATCGTGTGCGATATCAGCTTTAACGGCCTTGAGGTTTGCGATGCCCTTGTTGATGTGGGCAACGATGGGGTTAGGCTTTTTTGCCATTTCATTCTCCTTTGGTTAACTGCGACAGTGCAGTGTTTGTAGGTTAACTGAACGGGCTTTATAAGTATAGTTTCCAGCCTACCGCCGACCCCTATACCCCCACCCCCCTAATCCCTAATGAGCCTCCCCTCGCACCCCATACCCCTGAACTAACACAAATAACTACACATTTTTCAAAATTTTCTCTAAACAATATGTCAAGTTACCAAGTATTAATTTCTGTCCTGCGTAATTGACTACCCCACCCCCTTGCGAATTACACACCCCAGTCAGTTTGGAAAAACGAAATGACCCCCCGGGTAGGATTCCTTACCTCCCCTACTTGCAAAGATATATTTTTATGATACATTCGAGCCGTTAGCGCATAGCACCTAAGGTCATACTGCTCCTTCATCAGTTATTGACACGCCTTAGAACTCCCTGCGCTAACACCTCAGCCCTCTGCGAAGAGAACGCTAAAAACGGAGCCAATGCCCGACATGGAACAGATAATGCCCTATATAGAGGAAAATATCCCTCTGCCCAAGAACGCCTCAGATGCGTTCCCTGATCTGTCTCCGTCTGAAGAACTCACCATGCGAGCAAACGTGGTGAAGTTGATGTCTGACTTAACAGGCAACCCACTTGCCCCTACACAAGAAAATGCTGACCAAGCAAGAGAGTTGGCTCGGGAGATGATTACAGATCCGAAACATAGACCTGACTTTTCTAAGTACCCCAACGAAACGCTTGCCATGCTTGCCGGTATGGTGGCTCAGATGAACGTCTCCATCGTGGAAGAGTTATCTGATTTAAAGATGTATGTAGTCAATCGGCTGGTGATGGAGATTGAACAGGCCAAAGATCCCAAGACTCGGGTTGTTGCTTTAGGAAAACTGGGTGAGATTGATGGTATTGATGCCTTCAAGAAGCGCAGTGAAGTCACGCATAAGATCTTGTCGATTGAAGA